CAACATTGTTATATTAACCACGAGTAGCAATGCCACCCGTCCATGGTATCGACGGTAAGATCCCATTGGCAGTTTGGAAGAGAAGTCATAGACATCCCCCTCATAATAAGAGGGTTCAGTCAAGTGAGATTCTTCCAGCTGCCAGTGTTGGGCTTAAAATGAAGGTTGTTGAGAGAGAAATTTTAGTTAATAGTTTGGAAAATAAAATAAAAAGTTGTTTATTCGATATATTAGATGTATATAAATTTTATGGTTTTGTTGTCGGGGATAGTTTTATGAACACTACTTTTAAGAAAACACTTGCGCATTGGACGAATTTGGCGTCCGGGGTAGGATGGATGGCTGTGGCTAAATATAAAATTGCCGCATTCAAATCATTCTATACCCTTACCGATCTACCAAAGCCACCATTTTCACAAGTTGATAACCCTCGTTATCTTCTTGGTGGCTTGGCGGACCGGTATGTGCACCTTCTACAGACACGATCGAAGTCTTCCTTAGAGAAACGGAAGTACTTCCTTTCTTTTGTTACATCTGTCAACCTTTCTAAGAAGGGTATGACACGCTCAGATAAAGAGGCGCTTACTAATGAGGCTTTTGAGACCTCTGTGGCGCTTTCGACTGAGTTGTCAGTTCCAGATACCGTTTGGTGTAATTGGGCTGATGTTACTGAGATGGAGTTACGCTTTCGCAATATTCTTCCACCTGGCCAGGGTACCTTTTCACATGGTATAATTGACAGGGAGCAGATTGGTATGATGCTTGATCGGACTGTAGACGAACTTTTCCACTATACTGTTGGTAAGGGTAGGGATCAACGTACTGTACTCCCGTACGAGTATACTCGTGCGGATCGTATTAAAGTACGATTTCCCTCCACTAAGGCCAACTATATAAGGTCACGTTCTGGTGCGGGAGCTCTAGGTGAAATGTTAGAGCATCCCGAAGTGTTTAAGGATCTGAAGACAAATGAGCCGCTTGTCAAGATCCGTAGTGTTCGAGGTGATTTAATTAATAATAATGTTTATAATGGTAATAATGAGGAGATAATGGATTGGGACTCAGTTCCTGAACTTTTTGAATTTGATGATTCAGAACTTTCACGGCGCTACGAGATCGTTTATGATCGTGTCTGTGAGATTGCTAAGACGGAGCCACCTCTTGTTGAGGCGGTTGCCCTGGCTGAACCTCTTAAGATACGGGTCATAACCAAGGGGCCTTGGGCTACCGGGTTTATGTTAAAACCTCTTCAGCACTTTCTTTGGTCAACTATACGGAAAAATCCGTGTATGTCATTGATCGGTCAACCGATCGATGACTTATACGTTCATAATCGTATGGGTGCCAAGTTAGGTGATGAAGATTTTTATTTAAGTGGAGACTATAAGGCCGCCACCAATAAACTCGATCCTTGGGTCTCAAATCGTATAGCGTCGCGAATTTCTTCAATTCTCAAATTATCTGAGTTGGAACGTGAACGTTTCCTTATTTCCCTCACTGGACATACTATTTCTTTTGAGCAGTTCCGTAAGACGCATTCCGATACAATTCTCTTCGGTAAAAAGTTAAGTGAATATGACGTTCTTGAGTTTCCTCAGAGATGGGGTCAACTTATGGGGTCTATTACTTCTTTTCCGATTCTTTGTATTGCTAACGCGGCTATATGTCGTGCTGCCTATGAGTATGGTCATGTCGTGAGGCGAACGTTGAGTGATTGTCCTTTAATGGTTAATGGTGATGATGTGGGTATGAAGTGCAATTCAGCTACCTTTCAGTTTTGGAGTAAACTGGGTAAGTTTATTGGTTTAGAACCTTCTATTGGTAAATGTTTCTTTACAAAGTCGTTTATTAATATGAATTCTACTAATTTTATTAGATTGTCAGATGATGAAGCTAGGATTGTGATTGATACAAGTCGTGGTACTCCCGTAGCTCGTAGCCTCAATTTTGAACGTATTAAATACGTTAACTTGGGGCTGGCTAAGGGAATGCCTCGTTCTTCTAATCTTTCAAACTCTTCTCCTGATGATTTAGCAACTTCTCTCGGTCAGTGTTACCGGGAAATGCTTGAATTTGCTCCTGTTGATCTTCATCCTGCCCTACACAAATATTTCATACAACATAATAAATTAAAAATTGCAAAGTTTCATATTCCTTGGTACCTCCCTGAGTGGTTAGGTGGTCTTGGTCTCTATGGTTTTAAAGCACCTTCTAAATTAGATTTAAGGTGTGTTAATAAATTACTCATGGACCAGCGTACCCCTGAGATTTTTTCGATCGTTGATACACCCTGTTATAACATACACAAGTTTG